AACGCCCTGTTCCAGCATTCTCTGCTGTTGAGGTGTCAACTGTTCTCCCCTTAAAAGCTGGTCAGCCAGTTGCGTCTCCAATTCCTGCCGCCCAGCAGCGGTCATCTCCGTGTCAGCCAGTTCCGGGATACCCCCAATCTCCTCGTACTCAGGAGTATCAATTCCCAGTGTTAACTCCTCTGCTGTCCCTTCTCCTCTCCTTAATCCCCCGGCAAACTCCTCTCTCAGCGCAAATCCCTCTGGATCAAGCTGCTCCATCTGGCCTCGCTGCTCCGCTATGAACTGTGGGCCAAACTCTATCAGGTTTGAAAGCTGCGCCTCGCTCATCTGCGGGATCATCCCCAGTAATGCCTCCGTTTCAGCCTTCGTTATGTCTATATCGCCCAACCCCGTGAAATCAGCGGACACCTGCTCGCCTGTGCGTGGATCAGTGTAGTCCACAGGTTGGCCCAGACGATAGGCGGACTCAATCCTTCGCCTCGCGGGCATAGTCTCTATGTCCGCATAAACTCCCTCGCGGGTTGCCTCCGAATAATCCGGGGCTGGTGGTTGCTTAGGTTTTCCCATAACTAATTCCTCATAAATCGGCGTTTAGCCGTGTCCATGTCAACTAACGTAACTCTTTCCCCATACTTATGACGTACCCACGCCATCTTTTCCGCAGTCTTTCCAATATGCCTCCACATCATGCTATACATCGACTTCAGGGCATCGGGATGATCGCATACTGTCATCTCAACATAGCATATCGGCCCTCCCGTATCACGATAATGCGTGTGGCAGTCCTCTTCATTGTCCACGAACCTCACAAAAGCCACTCCAACCAGCTTGTCCCCCATCGCCACAGCATAGTAACGCTCATTATTCACAAACCACTGCACCCACTCCAACAAACGCTCCCGACTCCACTCCCGACAAAAGTCCAGCTTATCCCCGATCAGGTCAGCCATCTCTACTGTTGTTCTAGGAAAGGTTCTCATCGTTGCGGGTCTATTGTATCAGCAAACGCACTCGACTTGACTGCGTGTAATGAGAGTTTCCCAGCGTTGGTGGTCGCCATGTACTGCATCTCCTTAAATTTACCTCGACTGAGCATATTATATGCCCTTGTGAAGTGAGCGTCCCTAGACGGGACAGACACATTCCGCTCCAGAGTCCCCAGCACCTCCGCTTGCAACAGTTTCTCGTCCTCAGTTAGCATCGCGTCCCCTGTCTCAAGCAGGATACCGTTGTTTACCCCTGCCATGTCTCTTAAATAGAAGAAGCTCACCAGTTGTTCGCTGGCGAATCGGTTGTCCACATCGAACTCAACCTGATAGCCGAGTTTATCCGCATAAATCTCCTTGAAATTGTAGGCGCGACTCAAGAGTTTCGTGTCGTAATCATCCGTCTGATCCCGGTAATCCGATTCAGTGGCTGAACCCTCGTCTACATAGTCCAGCCACGTATAAAGTTTGCCACAGTTGTCGCCGAACTGGAGCCGTATGTTCCCGCTGAAAGCTGTCACCGCAAAGCTACGAGGTTCCCAGCCTACCCAGAAGCCGCTCCACGATTTCTGCTCGGCGTTGAAGACCAGAGTAGTGTCCGGCACGGTGGCAGAGTCCAGTGGGACTGAAAGCATATAACGATTCCGATAGTACACCGCACAAGACTTGCTTATGTGCGCCTTGTTAATTCTCTCAATGTAATCGTTGATCGGGGCTGAGATGGGCGAGGAAATGTCCGTCTGCGCTCCTGCCTCTATGGTTGAGAGGCTTCTCACGCCATCACGGGAAAGGAAGAACACGTCCGGCCCGACCTGCTGCGCTGTCTGGTGAGCCACGCAGCCTGTGCGGTTATTGATTAGCTTGATCTCCCAATCAGCAACATCCTGAGCTGGGTTGGCGTCTACACTCCACACGCTTCGCTCCTTGAAAACCAATATCCTGAACTCAAACCACGGGAGCAATGCCGTGATCGGGTCGCCATCACCTGAGCCTACGCGGATACTGTTCCCCAGCAAGTCCCACGATTCGCCGTCAAGAACGTCTGACGTATATAATGTGTCAGGCGGCACGAGTGTATCTGCGCTCGTGCAGAAAAGACGATTGGAATGGCTGATTAAAAGTTTCGGCTTTGAGGGAATTTGAGAGAGATGGGCTATCCCGGTTGCCGTTGGGTCGGCTGCCCCGGCTGCAAATGTGATGGTAGGTGGCGTAGTCGCGCTGTACCCGCTGCTCGGAGTGTCAACCACAGCGTCAATCACCCTGCCGCCATACCCCAACCTTGCCGTTGCCGCTGCGGCTCCGCTGCTAAATGTAATCGCAGGGACAGCCTCATAGCCCAATCCCTGCTCAGTGATCTCAATACTGGAGACTGTTCCAGCAGTAATAGTCTGAGCTGCGGAAGCCGAGTCAACATATTGCAGGTTCCCCACGCCATCGCAGAAGTACATCCGGTCAACCAGTTGCGCGAAGTAAACCGCTGTGGCTGTTGAGTCAAAGGTTCCACCAGTATCCGAAATTGCCCCAGTCTCGCTGACGTACTTTATCTTTCTGGTGTCAGCAGTCGTATCGTGGTTTGCCAGAATGATCTGTTCGTCAGACGGAGTATCATAGTAGGCAACCTTCAGGATCGGGCCAACAAGGGTTGAACTCCACTCCTCCGTAATATCTTCCCACCGATCCCCGGTTACATCCGTGTCGTCTGTCATCTCGCTCCAGATTGAATCCAGAGAGTCACCCACCAACTGCGCCACCCCCCTGCGGGTTGTCGCATTGCCGAACGTGTCAAAGTCCACGTTCTTCCCGATGTCAAACGCGCCTTCCGCTATGACATTCTTGCGGACGTTGCTCGCTTGACCACCGGGCCGAAGTCGGCCATCGATTCCCTAAAGTTATACATATCATATGTGTACGGGATTATCCTGCTGATCGACTGACGCTGGCCCTTCTCCATGTCGCGCATGATCTGAATGTGTGATGCAGCCTCAGTAAACTTAATCTGTGCCTTACTGTACTGCCTCTCTCTCTCCAGCATATCGCCCTCAACGAATGCCAGCAAAGCATTGTCTATCCCGTTTAAGGCTGGCGTGTCTGTGGCTCCCAACTCAACCCATTGCAGTTTGCCCAGCACGAACACTGACCCAGCATCCTTCGGCACAGGCACAGGCTTGATCCGGCAGAACCCGCTCGCGTCCTTCGGCAGGTTCATAAAGTTCGTAGGCGTAGACCTGCGGGTGGAGATGTTCTCCCACGCATTAGGGTCTATCTGGAAGAACGTCATCCAGCTCTCGTTGAGCAGCATAATCCCATCGTCCTTGCCTGTCTTCGTGAACTTCAATGCAACAGGGAAATCTATGAAGGTGGTCGGGGCGGATGAGGATTGGTAAAACGTGATGGTCGGAACCCCGTCCAGCGTGATCTCAGTGTCCTCCGCAGCAACATCCTTACTCGCCACACCCATCGTCTCTGTCCAGAGTCCGCTGTCCCATATCATCTGGTAACGACGGTTGACGAAATCCTTGCAGATCGTCACCGAGTCCGATGTTGTATCCGAGAGCTTCGTTGTTACAAAGTCTGCTAATTCAGTTAATGTCATGTCTATCCTATTAAATACCGGTGTGTCTAAGTCTTACCATAATTCCGCCCAGCGCACCCGGAACAGTCCACGTTGCTGTGATGTCTTCCGATGTATTGTTGCACCAGATGCCACAAATACACCTGCTGTACCACCACATCTGCCTTTCAAGCACGAGGGTTGGGCTTGAGAGCCAATAACTCGGCATCCATGTAGCGGCATAACTGTCAGTGCTGCCGGAACTTGATCCCACGAAAATAAATATATCACCCGGAAGCATTGTCTGAGAAGAAGTTATCACCTCGGTATCCCATTTGCCGGGAAGAACCATGCTGGTAACAAAAGATGCCCTATTGGCAGTCGTCCCCTCAAAGGTAGCACCTAAACTTGTAATACTCTCAAGTGCCGTAGTTGTATAGCCAACAGCCACTGACCCCCAGTCGTCGATTTCAGCATCTGCTCTTGTAATTGAAGAGCCATTAACCTCTAGGGAGTTAATATCCGCAGAGAGGTCTATGCCAAACTGCATGAACACTGCCGTGTTATTGGGGGACAAATCCAAAGGGGGGGATTCGCTTATTGAATAACCGCTGAAAGTTTCTGTGTGGGTTGAAGTATTTCTCCAACCGGCAGCATTGGTGTAACTGCTTCTGACCCCCGGCGCGTCACTCGGAGACGCCAGATTGCCTTTAATCCACGTATTAAAGCTAGTGTATAAGCCAGACGCTACTTGCAGTGCAGATGGTGCTTTAGTCCACACATCCTCACCGTCC